ACGAAGATCTACATTATTTAGTTCTTTAAAATATGGCTGGGTTGTTAGCCATCCGAATAATACTAAAGGCATTACTAAGTCATCGTGATATCCTTCATCTGCCTCATAAGAACCCTTCTTTTCAATAAAAGTAGAGATTTCAGAGATGGTATCAGCGTCACTAATTATCATCTTTTTCTCTTCAACCATAGACTTAAAGTTATGGCATCCGATTCGCTTAACACGTTTATCAGTATTGACCCCTAAACGAGTCTTTCCTCCACCGAATCCACCACCGACGTACTGTCCTGTAGATGAACTGTTGACCATTAGGATATTTTCATACTCTAATTCTGCGTGTAAAATATAAGCCACCTGTTCGCTGATGTTAGTCTCAACCAAAACATAGGCTTCGTTGTATTCTTTTGCAATTTTATGTATCACGTTAGGATACAGAAGGGGACTAATCTCGTTATTACGATACTTAGCAACAATTCGATATGGAGTTTCCGTAATGTCGATAACTTGGAATGCTGAGTGATCGCCTCCGACACCTTTTGCCACGTCCGCAATCAAACAATAAGTATGACCAGCTGAAGGTCTTACATAAACATCCAATCCTTCTTTCTGATAAATCGTAGGATCGATAGACATCTGAGCGATAATATCAGCATTAATAAGAGTTAAACTAGAACCCAAGAACTTACAAGCAACCTCTTGGTTGTACTTGAGTTCACCCAACATCGCTTTCTGTTCTTCAGCCCACTTCTCGTCACGACCTGGAATCTCCCAGTAAGGAATGAACAGAGGTACGAATCCGTTACGACCATTCTCAGCATCATTCCAGAATTTCCAGAAGTGATTGTAACCCAGTGGCGTAGAAGACAGAAGAATCTTTGTAGTCTGACCAGCAGAAATTGTAGGGTAAACAGAAGTGAAGAACTGTTCAGCTACAGTATTCGGAATGATCGCAGCTTCGTCAACGTATAGTAAGTTAACAGACTTACCACGAATACCAGAGGCTGAAGTTGCTGCGGTGAATACCTTAGAGCCGTTCTCCAATTCAATATCACCCTTGTTCCAAGTAGTAACACCCTGTTGCAACCAGATAGGCAGAGCTTCGTACATAATTTGGTAACGATCCAAAACTTCACGTGCTGCAGTGGCTTTGTTAGCCAAGATAGCCACGTTCTTATTTGGTTGAAATACTGTATACCAAAGGATATAAGCAGCAGATGTAGTTGTCTTACCCTGCTGACGACCTTCCATAAGAATTACACGACGATTATTATGGATTACGTCAATCTTCTTCTTTTGACAATCGTATAACGAAAACTTAATTAGACCATGGTCAAGAGAAACGATATAGCAGTAGTTTTCAATAAAGTAAACTGGATCCTGAGAGCACTTGATATACTCTTGGATCTGTTCTGGCGTAAAGTTTATCTGAACACCAGCTGCTTTCAGGTTTGGATTATTATTATAAAATTCAGCCATTTAGAAATTATCTAACCAAGTCTCGCTAGTTACAGTTGCTGTGGTGTAATCACCATCTGCGGTATATGTTCTATTTGGGTTAGAGAAGTTTTCATTATTACCAATATTAGAGTTAACCTGAGTGATAACTCCTTGACCAGCGATAGGTCCAAACAGATTCATTTTTAATTGAAAACCAAGAGTATGAGTAACAAACCTTCTTTCTTGGAAGGATCCGTCGTATTCATCTTGGACAGTAACATTATTTAACACAATAGGCATATCTGTTGTAATACCCATAGAAGGGACTGTGTTTAATGTTAGTGTGTATTCTGGGGTGAATGTTGGAAGAATTTGTTCCAAAATCTGAAGACCATCTTCTTGTGTTTTCGTTAATATGTAAAGATTAACATCTACATTGTATGGAACAGGAGTATAAACAGTAGGAACTGTTGATGTATTGCTTGTAGTTTTAATCTGTTGCATACGATTTGTTTTTCTAGAAGGATCGTACGAGTAGTTAACAATCTCAAAAGACATTCTTGGAAGAGTTGTATAAGTGCTCATTTCTAAATTTGGATCTGAGTCTAAACGAACCAACCACTTTTCTTTTGGCGCATATGCTAAAGGGACTTGAATGCGTTGTGCCGTAGTGCCGTTTACAGAGTCGCCTTCTTTACGATCAATGTAGATGTCGCTGAATAAACGACCAAACGCTACGATACCCTTGCGGATAATTCCGTGATAATATACGTGACCATTAAGCACGGTTTATCTCCCCGAATGGATTGCTCTCGTCGAAGTTGATAACATCAACAGACTCATCCTTAAATTTATTGTTGTCGCCGAATGAAGATGGCTTATCAATATCAACTTCGATGGTAGAAGTTGCTGCAGCATTTACGCCAGCACCACCAACAAAAGATATTGCTGGAGCAGTTTGATAACCAGAACCACCATTAGTTACATCTACACGAACAACTTTATTAGCTGAAACGCCAGAGCCTAATACTGCTGTTGCTGTTGCACCAAAACCAGATGAACTTGTAAACACGACCTGTGGTGCAGAAGTATATCCAGAGCCGTTATTGGTCATAGTGATACTCTTAACAGCACCGAAAGCAGAACGTGTTGCATTGGTATTAAATGTCTTAAGTGTTTCAAATGCGTCAACCTGAGGGATTCCAGTATCGATAGCTTCGGAAGCGTACTGGAACAATTCAACCTGTAACTTATATACGTATAGCTTACCTAGTTGATAGAATGGGTCTTGATGTTGAACGAACTTAATTTCGAACAAACCTTTAGACAGTGGGAAGTAGATTAAGTCACCTTCGTTTGGGCGATTAGGTAGAGTGGTCGCACCGTATCGACCAACCATCTGATCCCAACGGCGACGAGCAACCACTAGCGTAGCAGACTGTTCAACCATTAAACCGAACTTCTGAATAAACGCTCCCTGCCCACCGAATGAATCTACGTTTTCGAAGTACATCTCGATAGGAAACGCAGACTTAAATTGGCTTAGACGATCCTCGCCAAGAATCTCATCTTTAGAAACTAATGTTCTTGGGATGTACATAACCTCTTGACCATAGATACGCAATGATTCTATGATCAAGTCTTCGATTAGGTACTGCTCGTTTCGAGTGCCCTGTGTGAAATATACATTAGTTGTTGACATTTTAACCCATTATGAAGTTTAGTGGGGCAGACTTGTTTTGTAGTTCGTCTCTTAATGTACGGATCTCTTCCATAGCCTCTGCATATAACTTATCGCCATCAAGCGTAACACCACCTGGAAGTTGAATACCAGAGAACTTCTTAATGTTTACAGCCCATTGACGCTTGATCAATGCTGTTGTATATTCTTTTAACCAAGTCTCATTCCAAACTTTAGACCATTGGTTTGGATCCATCGCACGGTATGCCTTTATTAGGATATAATTACCCAGAACCACGTTCTGTGCCCAGTTAATATCCAAGTATAAACGATCTTGTAAACGATTGAATCTATAATCAGTTTTAGCGTTAAGAGTCCAGTCTAACAAGTCTAGGTGCTGCATAACAGTCGTATAGTAAATGATAGACGTAGATGTTAAATCATATAGATCGTGCAAGCGTAATTGGTACTGCAGGTCGAAGATATTCTTAGAAGAAGATGCTGAGCTAATAGAACAAACTTCAGTAACACCCCAAACGTAATCTGGTACAGCGATTGAACGAAGGTCGTATTCATTCAAAGTTACTGGGTTTGTAGTAGCAAGAGTTCCTGTTACAGACGCACCAGCAATAACTTCACCAGCTTGGAATGTCCCCTTAACATCTTTAACTAACAATAGGTTGCCAGTAGATTCCCTTCCTTCCTCTTTAGTGACAATAGCTTTAGCTCCAGATGATAATCCAGTAATGGTATCGTTTATCGGAAATGCTTGCGCATTGTTACTGATAAGAGTAGCCTCAGAAGCACGAATTTTTTGTTTTAAATAAACTGATTCAATACCGTCATAGTGGTATTGTCTCCAATAGTCTAACGCCTCATCAATACGATCTTCGATCTGATCGTCATCTGCGTTAATTTCAAGAACAGGTGCACCAAGAGCACGTAGGCAATACTGTTTAAGTGTTTCTCTTGAATTTGGATTAGCCATTTATTACACCTTGAAAAGAGTTGCCTGACCTTTAATTGCAGCAGTGCCAGAAGAGCAAGTTGCAAAAATAGTCAAAGTGCCAGCAGAAATTGAACCAGAGAATGTAGTATTTGTATTTGCGCTCTGCATTTCATTCGCTACTGTATAGTTTTCGTTGAATGTTACGTTAGTGTCATCATGCATAAACAACATTTCCATAATTCTGTATACAGTGCCATTAGTTACAGAAAGAACAATTTTACCAGAACGATAAGTCGCAGATGATAATGCTAGAATCGCAGTCGGTGATGTGCCAGAAGTGGAAGCTGAAAACCCTCTGGTTGTTAAGATATGATCATCTTTCTGCCAACCAGTTGCAGCAGACCAAGTTATAGTTTTATCAGTCGATCCCTTAAGAGTGATACCACCACCTTCAGCTGTAGTGTCAGTTGGAGAAGAAACATCACCAATAATTACGTTTTTGTCTTCAACGACTAAGTTTACAGTATTGATGTTTGTGGTCGTACCGTTGACAGTTAAGTTGCCACTAACAGTAAGATCAACTGTAGTAAGAGATGTTAGACCATCCAGAGTTGTAGATGTTCCACCGAACGGAACAGTCGTAGTACCATATGTAACCTGACCGAGAGCCCAAGTAGGAGCATAACCAGCACCAGCAGACTTCAAGAACGTGCCAGAAGCACCAGCAGTAATGAAAGTAGATAAACCAGTATCTGCTTGGATAATCAACTGACCAGCAGAACCACCAGCGATGTTAGTTGCTGTAGTGGCTAGTGTAGCAGTACCAGCAGAAATAGAAGAAGCAGCAACCCAAGTAGGTGCTCCAGTACCGCCAGAAACTAGAACCTGACCAGATGTACCACCAGCTGTGAGAGCCAAACCAGAAGCAGTAGAATATGCGACTGCACCTGCTACTGCAGTTAGAGCAGAACCAGTACCACCGTATCCTAAACCAACAGCAGTACCCTGCCAAACAGAACCTGTGCTGAATGTTTTATTGAGAGCAGTCTGAGCAGAGACGTTGTTAAGCATAATGGAACCACCACCTGCGGTAGTTCCATCGTGTAGACGAAGGGTTTTTAGATCGGTGTCAACAGAAAGTTCACCAACTGCACCTGTGAATGCGTTGTTCTGTGTAGTTGTACCTCGTCTAAATTGTACTTGTGTTGACATAGTTTTCCTCTAATCGATATATTTAGGCTTGGGCTTCTGACCAGAATAAGTTTACGTTCACGTTTGCAGTTGTATTTGAAAGGTTTCTAACAACAACCGCCAAAACGTCTGGACCATCTGGATAATTAGAATAACCACCAATCGCTGAGTTTGTCAATTCTTTAAGGTTTGACAAGTCGATTTCAGCAAAACCAGATGGTTGCCCTAGTGTTGAAAAGTTTTGCTCGCCTGGAGTTGCTGCTGTAGAAGTGCTAGTAGAAACCTGTGCGAACGAAGGTTGAGAACCTAGTGGAACTGTGTTAACAGCTGACCACGTTAATGTTGATGCGTCAATATTACCTGGATTCAAAATACCGTACACCTGTACTGATTGGTCAGCCTGTACCTGTAATCGTTGTAGTAATAATTGAGAACGATTGATAAGATCTCGATCACCGAAATTACCAGCAATAGAGTTTGAAACTGACGGAGCCAATCTTAAGAAGAATACTGTTTCTGACGAATTGGCGTTGACGCTATTTGCTGTAGATGCATAGTTAAAGTAGTAACCACGATCTGAGTCAAAGTTGCCGTCCATAATATAAGAAGAACCCCAGTGGTTAATAATAGGGGAGCACGTGCAAGTGATTAAAGTCACTGAGTTGTATCCATTTCCAACCGCATGGACTGCTGCAGCACCACCAGAGAATGTCTTAGTAGAACCACCAACGAACATTTGGAAAGACGCACCACGAGTTAAACCAGTTAACGTATTGCCTGCCTTACCAGTGTATGTTATATACTCACTGTCAATAAGAACTACACCACCTGTAGATGGGAATCTAGACGCATCATAAAGATCCATTGTTGTTTGAGTATTGTTCATCGCAGAAGCTAAACGATCTCGAGCAGATTCATTAATCGCCTGATAACGAACTGCAGTGTTAGCAGTTCTCATATACGCTTCATCGTTTACGTTGTTCTGTTTCATACGGTGAACAAGAATCATATTACCGTCACCACCACGACACATAAAGTCGATGAAACCAGCACCATACCAAGAGAACGAGATACCTAACATTTGCATCTTGTTTAGGTTAATATTGTAACCAGAAATACCTGTACCATCAATCTTATCAAAGTTAAATTGAGATTGAGGGACACGTTGGTCTATAACCTGAGCGATTTTGATACCAGAAGAACTATTGACTCCACGATATTCTGGGTTAATAGACATAGTGTTATCGTCAGTAATAGAACCGATACGGTATGTCATACCACGAATAACAATAGAATCACCAACCTTTAACTGCTGAGTGAAACGACATCCTGCACCAGTAACTAACTGAGAACCAGAAGTAACAGACACGAAACCAGATAGTTGATAAGTTGCAGAACGCTTAACTACTGCCAATTCTTGTCCATCAAATTCCCAGAATAATCCGTTTTGATCATCGAATGGACCGCAACGAGTGCAAGCACCAACCCAGTTTTTAACTGTAACACGTGGTAGGTTAGTGATAACCGCAGTTGTAGAACCTAGTGCTGTCGTTGCATTAACAGTGAAAGTAGATTCATTAACGATAGAAGCAACACCGTAGACGCCATTATATCCAGAAGTAACAACTCCTGAAATTTGAATAGTGGCACCTGCTTGTAGACCATGGTCGATCTCTGTAGAAACGGTGATAACAGAACCTACTCCAGTACCAGCAGCAGAAATTTGGTCCAAGTTAATAACAGGGTTAAACAAAATACCAGAAGTCCAAAGAATACCTTTACCTGATTGGTAACGCATGTATTTCTTAGTCTGACGAGATACAGAAGCACCATGAGATGGTAAGAATGTACCGATGTTAACACCGCCATCGAATGGACGGTGTTGCACATAAGCGTCGGAACGTGTATAAGTCTTAGCTACAATACCTGCATTTGCTACAGCACCACCCACTCGAGCGGTGAAAGTAAATGTAGTATTTGTTGGAACAGTTTCAACGAAGAAGTTACCACCCATTAAATCATGGTTTGTTCCAGTAGAAGTAACAATATTAACTAGGGGACATCCTGCAACCAGACCATGTGGTGCAGAACAAGTAACTGTAATTTTAGATGGAGAGTTAGCGTCAGAAGTATAACCAGTAATTGGAAGTTCTGCGCCAGCATAGAAACCACCACGACGAGCATAAGTTGATTGGTTGTAAACAGAAGTTCCATTTATACCAACGATACCTTTAGCGAAGTAAGTAAAGGTAGTAGAAGATGGGACAGTAGCTACAACGAACGCACCTTCAGCACGTGCAGCATTTGATACACCTGCTGCACCGAAGATAATAACTGGTTGCGCAACAGAAAGACCATGTGGCTGCGAGCAGGTAACAGTCATAATAGATGGGTTACCACCATCAGAAGTGATATTAGTCATGAACAAGTCAAGACCTGGCTTTTCGTAAATACCTGGAATACCACGAATGTCAGAATAGTTCTGCCACTTAGTAGGCTGTAGACCATATTCAAAGTCAGCGTCAATCAAAGCCTGTGGTTGAGCAACACGTTGGCGTTCAATAGCATCAACACCGAAAGCGTATGGACGAACAATGTTACCGATTTGTTTTGGTGCGTCAGTATAGATAGCGATTTTATCTGTACTCAACATCGAAGCTGTATCAGCTGCAAATGTTACAGTACTAGCGCCGACTTGCTCAGAGTACTGAGAAGAGCCACCCATAAAAGTAGTGTCGCTTGGATCGTATGTGATCGTACCATTTTTAGTTGGGTCACCAATCGCATAGATGTTTGTTTGTTGAGTCTTGTTTGCAATAATCAAAAGTTGAGTCAGATCAACTTTACCAGGAAATTTTAGTGTACCTTGTCCTGGAGCATTTGGAGTGAATATGTATTTTTCAATTAACTGACGTGCCATTGTATATCCTTAGAAGCCGAAAATAATAGAATAACCAAGATAGTCTGATTTGACTGACTGGTCGATGTTGTTCAACGAAATAATACCTGTGAAACTTAGAACACCCAAGTCATAAATGTTATAAGCGATTTCACTAACTAGACCCAAGTTTTCTGAAACAGTTACGTTACTATCATATACATATCCAAGATCTGATTGGGATGTAGCAAAAACAGCAGACGCAACAACTGCGTTCGAATCAGCGTTGATCCAAGCAGAACCTGTGAATGTTAAAACTTGTTGCGGTTGCGCACTAGTAATTAAAACGTCTGATAGATTAGATAGAGCAGGAGAAGGTGGGTTGGACCAGCTAAGACCAGTTGGTCCACGAGCAAGGTATTGCCCAGTATTTCCAGTAACACCATTGATAGAAAGTAGCGTAGTAGAAGTTAATGTAATAGTTCCACTAAGACTTGGTGATGTTAGAGATTTATTTGTTAATGTATCGGTAGTAGCACGACCAACTAAAGTATCTGTTCCAGTAGGTAGTGTTAATGTACCACTATTAGAAATAGTAGAAATTACTGGAGCAGTAAGAGTTTTATTTGTAAGAGTGCTTGTGCTGGTAAGAGTAGGAACAGAGACGCCAGCAACACTTAGCGTAGAACCATAATTTATTGATCCAGCATTAGAAGTATAATTTTTAGTAAATGGATACGATGTAAAGTTCGCTGGTAGAGAAGTAATCTCACTTGGGTTTACTGTATTAAATACTTGAGCTACATAGTTACCGTAATAACGACTGTTACAGTCTACATCTACAGTAATAGTTCCATATATTGTAGATAGAATATTTAACGCTAGGATAAATTGCGCAGATCCAGTTCCAGTCTCATTAACCCATATAACAGGAGCTACTAACTGAGAACTCGTTCCACTTAGTTCTTCGTCATACGTACATGTCCAAGAAAGATCAGGTAATGTATTGGATCTTAATGTAGCCTGGAAATTAATAATCTGAACTGCGCTTCCAGATTGTACTAAAATTCTACCAACAATTGTATAGTTATCAGAGCTTCCCTGTGGTGTTACAGTAAGAAATGGTTGGAACTCTCCAGTGTCAAGGTAACTTGATGATTGTCCAGTAGCTCCACCATTATATACTTGGGAAAACTTTTGAATGTTAGAGTTTTTATAACGAATGTTATCAACAATAGTAGTGCCGTTGAACTGGTTAGTTCCAGTCCAAGTATTGTTGCTCCCTAATGAAGCGAATGATGATATAGCGTTGGAAGAGTTTTTGAAATACAGTTTACCATCAGCATAGTTTAATGCTAATTCACCGTAGTCTAAGTCAGTAGTTAACGGAACTTTTGCCGCAACGGATGACTTTTTGAGTACAATCTTATTACTCATTCATCTTCCTAAAAAGGTTAGACTGGGAGTAAGAACTCCCAGTTAATTACTAATTGTATCTATTTAGTATGTTCCGCCATCGATGTTGAAACCATCGATAGTAGAAGTGCCAGCACCAGCGCCAGTCAAGTTAGCAGACAATGTTACGTTACCAGTAACGCCAAGAGTAGAACTCAATGTTGCTGCTCCAGAAACTGCTAAAGTAGAAGTTAAAGTCGCCGCACCATTAGCTGCCAAAGTTGTGAACGCACCAGTAGAACGAGTTGTAGCACCGATTGGTGTGTTGTTAACAGTACCACCAGAGATAGTTAACGCATCATTAATGTATGCATCTGCGATAACAGAACCGTTCCAAGTACCAGTAGTAACAGTACCTAGAGTAGTGATAGAAGTCTGACCGACATAAGTTGACGCAATATCAATACTATCAGCGTTAACAGTGATGCGGTTAGCTGTACCAACAACATCAACAACACCAGAAGTGTATGTTAAACCAGCACCAGCGACGCTTGACTTTAATTGTAGGTTGTCTGAAACAATTTCAATACCACCAGAACCAGCGACATTAACTTCTAAAGTGTAGCCGTTCTTAGAAAGACCGTTACCTGCGATCAATGTTCCAGATGTAGAGAACAGAGTGAAAGATAGCGCAGTAGTACCTAGAGTGATAGGGTCGTTAGTAGTTAGAACAAAACCAGTGTCGCTGTTAACTGCACCCTCTTCAACGAAGCAGAACATACCAGAAGTGACTTCACCACCTGGATTGTTGTCTGCGTCAGTAGCACGAGTCCAAGATCCAGAAGCAACGACGTAGATACCGTTCTGAGAACCAGTTGTCTGATCTTTAACAAGAACACGATCACCAACAGAAAGCGCCACACCGTCAATAGTTTGTGTATTGCTTAGTGTGATGTTACCAGTAGTTGCGACACGAACAGAACCCTTAACGTCTAGACCAGAACGAGCAGCGTCAACGTAGTACTTTGTAGCTGCATCAGAGTCAGCAGTCGGCTCAGCAAGATTGGTAATCTTGTGTGCATTCATATCGACGTTAGCGCCGAATGTTGCAACTCCAGTCACACCTAATGTTCCACCAATAGTAGTGTTACCAGTTACAGCTAATGTAGAACTTAGAGTAGCTGCACCAGTGACACCCAAAGTACCAGCTAATGTTGTATTACCAGTAGACGCTTGAACATTAAACTTATTGGTGTTAACTGATAGATCGTTAGTAACAGCAAGAGTGCTTGATAAAGTTGTAGCACCAGTAACTGCTAGAGTGCCACCTAGAGTTGAGTTACCTGTTACACCAAGAGTACCAGCAACAGAAGTATTACCTGATGTAGCAGAAACAGTGAACTTGTTAGTATTAACAGCGAAGTCGCCAGCAACACCAAGAGTAGAACTTAGAGTAACAACACCAGTAACACCAAGAGTGCCACCGATAGTAGCGTTACCAGTTACACCAAGAGATGATAGACCAGCAAGACCAGTGGTTGTAGAACCTAGAGTTAGTGTAGAAGAGCCAAGAGTGATAGTCTTAGCAGAAACAGCACCAGCAGTTACTGTGAAGTTAGCAGTGTCGAAAGAAGCAACACCCTTGTTAGTAGTAGTTGCGTCTTCAGCAGAAATAGTTAAAGTGTTAGCAGTAATAGCAGTGTCAATACCCTCACCGCCAACGATGGCTAGAGTTTCTGATAGTAGAGAAATACCATCAGATCCAGTGTCACCAGTTAGGTTTAGAGTAGTAGCAACTGATACAGAACCAGCAGCAGACAAACGACCTTTACTATCAACAGTAAATGTAGGAATTGCTGTGGCAGAACCATAAGAACCAGCAGTTACGCCAGTGGTCTTAAGTGCTAGTGAAGTAGTGCCAGCTGTGTCATCATATGTAGCGTCAATTTCAGATGAATCAACGATACCACCACCAGCTACGTCTTGAATATACTCTTGTAACGATGTACTAACATCTGTATAAATGTTAGTGATAATAGTTTTACCAGTACCATTTGGTGTGATGTTAATATCACCATTGGTATTAGTAGAAGATAATGTATTACCTGTTAATTGTAAGTTACCAACTAACCACTTATCGATCGTACCAGTAGAAGAAAGTACTGGGATAGACTTAGCGTTTGTTGTGAGTGTACCACCAGATCCACCTGCATCAACTAAGCCAGTGTAGTATTTACCACCGATGATTACGTGGTTAACCGCATTACCTGCGGTTTCTGTGCCCATACCAATGTATAAACGATCACCACCATTTGATCCATTGTCTGCTAATGCAGAATACGCTAACTCACCTGCACCAAGCGTAGCTGGGTTGCCAGATGTGCTAGAGCGTTTAATTCTAATAATTGAAGCCATCTATATTCTCCGTTAAAATTCGCCACCTTCCATATTCTGCGCATCTAGCGTAGTTGTGGAAGTCCATCTATTTGTTGTTGTTCTATAAACTAAAATCGACCCATTCAACTTACCATTAGTAGTCACGTCAACATCTGCGATGTTGTCAATTGATTCTACCACGGCTGGGTTGGCAACATTGGAAGAAGCGAGTGTAAGAACACCCTCAGAGACAGCGACCTGAAGTGCTTCATCGGTTTGTACAATAGCGATTGTATCGGACATATTAAATCTGGGTAATCTGTGGATTTACTGTTACTATTCCCTCAACCACTCTGGTTTTTGTTCCAGATGGAGAGGTAATTTCGACGTCATAAAGCCATCTTCCAGCAGGGATAGCTTCAGACTGTTGTGGGGTTAATTGAAGGCGAACCTTACCTGTGTTTGCATCGTAGATAGATGCGGTAAAGTTATACGCTGTGCTGGACTGATATGACTTTCTCATCTGAGAAGCCACGCTATATCCAGTTAGATTAAGTGCTTGTCCGTTGGTAGCTGCAACTGTGATAATGTTGCTGTAGGATGCCCCAGCGTCCACGAAAAGATTGCTGACAGTCGCCATTCAAAATCCCCAAATTATTCTTATACTTCTTATTTATAAGCATGGGGATTTTTGTAATTTACAAGAAAATGTTTCTGTAGTCGTCTAAAAGGAATATCCAGTCAGGTTCATGGACTGAAAATGTCGATATTTTCTTAGTTTTGTTCTTAGCATAATGTTCAAACCCTAAGCTAGAAAGAAACTCACGCATTTGCCATCGATGTGTAGTAGAATCGCCTGGAGTGCGAGTGAATGGTTCTTTGGTAGTAATAGCCCATCTCTGGAAGTCTTCAGAGTCGAAAAACCCATGAATTAGATCGAACTTGTCTTTTTCAAGTAAAATTTTATGTTCATATATTGCAGTATACCAATCTAAGTTAAAGATGCAATACCATCTTAGATCAGCTACTGTTTCAATTTTTCTAGGAGAAGCGTCAATCATGGGTTGAAAAAATTCTAGAATTTCTTCTGACACATTCTTCTCGTATGGCTCGTAAATAGTTTCTGGAGTCCCAAGTGTATGATGGAACATCGCATTTCCACCATTAGCGAACATATCGTCTGTTGGACCGAATAGCTGGTTACCGCACATACCACTAACATAGATCTCATCTACATTTTTATAGTTTAAATCGTTTCTTTTAGCTACACCTATATCAAATTCAAATTTATTTTTTATATCTCTATCGAATAAGTCGCCAGATTCGACTATAGAATTATAAGTGCCAAGAACCTTAACTTGAGATTTATCAGTAGCACACTCATGTAGGATGTATAAAATGTATGTACTGTCTATCCCGCCAGACCACATAACATTAATCTTTTTGCCAGAAGAAAGTAGCTGCTTAGCACGTTCTACAGAAACCTCATGAAAGGACTTATTAAATCCTTCTGTAGAAGGCATTGGATGTTTATCTGGAGATATCTTTAGAAAGTGCGGTAGTTTACCAGTTCTATCGTAGATTGCATTATATGAATTTAACCCAAATTTTTCATACAGCTCAAACGTGCTACGATGTCCTGTTATGAATGGTGTGGTTTCTAATAATGTTGGGTTTTCTCTAAGAATCTTAGAGACTAGTTGTGGGTGATAATAAAGTATCATATGTTCCTCAAAACGAAAAAAGGGAGCCGAAGCTCCCTTGTATTTATCACTTCAAATTAGTGTAGTTGAATCTTCTCAACTAGACCTGGAGTGAAGTAGTCAGCAAATTTAGCGTAAACTGGAGCAGTAACTTCTTTGAAACGTGCTTCTTGTTCAGCAGTCATCTTAACAACTTCAACACCCTCAGCTTCGCATTGAGCCAAGATGTTTGGAATGTCTGCAACAGATTCACGACGCTCAGCACGAGCAGCGTTAAATGCAGCAGTAGACAAGATCTCTTGAGTTTCAGCATCGAACTGCTTGAAGAAGTCTTGGTTTACGATGATAGAAGTCAAGAACAAGCTATGTGCTGTATCGTTAACAACTTTGAAAGACTTATGCTGGTCCAGTGGGAATACACGAACGTAAGTAGACTCACCAGCTTCGATCAAACCTGCATCAGCAGCAGCGTTCATTTCTTCCAAAGCGATGTGTTCTTTAGGTTCAGCGCCAAGCAACTTGAACGTCTCAACAGCAACTGGAGAACGGCTAGTACGAACTGTACGACCTTGCCATGCTTCTACAGTGTCAGCCTTAAAGTTAGCTGGAACGACACGGTAACCACCAGAGTAAGTGAAAGACATAGCATGAGTGTTGGAATTCTTAGCAACACCAGCCAATAGATCCATACCAACAGAACCTTCTAAAACTGCATCTGCGTGAGCGTGGTCACGGAACAGGAATGGAAGATCTAGGGCGTGTAGGTCTTTGTTATAGTCAGCTAACCAAGTAGTGTAGATATGGCTCATTTCGATGGTGCCATCGTCAACTAACTTCATTAGTGCATCTTTGGTAATCTTTCGACCACCATTGTATTTTGCAGAGTAGTCAGACAAAGAAAGGACTTCGATGTCGAAAGCACCGTTAGTTTTCTCGTTGACTTCTTTTGCGAATCGTTCTGCTACTTTCAAAAACAAACCGATTGGCTCGTGGGCGATGACCCACTTTACATGTTTAGTCATTTCTTAGTTTCCTCTAAAATGTTGGTATCGAAAATCCAACTTTCCTTTTGGTTATTTAGGTCTATCACTCTTCTCATGATAGGTATTTTATTATTTATAACGAACTCTATTGTAGACTCGTTAGGGAATCCATCAATATATTTAGTTGGAATAATAGTTCCTCTAGCCCCATAAACAGGAGTTAGAGAGTTATAGTGAAAATAATCACCAATAGTGAATAAATCTAAGTTCTCACCGAACCTAGGATACTGATTTATCTCTACGAAAGTTTCGTCGATGAAAGGTGTCATAGAGATTTAATAGGTATAATTTTCTTGGTAGTTTTTGGAATACCGTAAACCATCCCGAAGATGTCTTTTCTATCTTCTGGCATAGCCTTATTTTCGTCTTCGATATAAATCGGAATCATCCCTGTCAACATCTCGATAGAGCAGCAAAATACGACGATATTATCGCTGTATGAATTCGTACAAGTAGTTTCCCACAGTGGACCAGTTAGGAAGAAACAAGCACCTTTACATATATGTAATACAGGACAGTTGGGGCATTCTTCACGATCGCTCCAATGAGTTCCTGTAGCGACTTCCACAGAAGATAAGCTAGAAACATGGCCAATATGATGTGAAATACCAGAAGGATTGGTAGAAACTGTTGACACGTTCTGACAAGTTAGAACATTTCCGTTAAGGTCTATCGCCATATTATCTGAAAGATCCATACCACACTTTTGTGTGATATCTTCAGATCTTTTACCATTAGAAATAGAATTAATAAAGTTATCTACCTTAGTTTTAATAGTGCTATAACGAGTTACATATCCAGCACGAATTTCATCGAAAGTGAACTTTCTAAAGTTCATTTCCTGTTCTGCATTTTCCAAGGAAGAAGTGACGCCACCTTCGTCATATGCGTCGATGAATGTACCTTCACCTATTAGTAAATACTGTAAGTAATGTTCACCCAATTCTGTTGCAATTAGCTTTTCAAAAAACTGTTGAACACTGGCTCTACTGATATTTTTAGCAGTTACCATTGAGTTGAAACTCAAACGATTTTTTGTCGCTAATACTTTATAAGCGTACAGAATTCCTTCTTTACTCTCTTTATCATCTAATGGGTCTGGACCACGAACAAACTGTCCTGGACCATCATGTGAAATACCGATACTAAATCCCAGATTATCTAACCAATCAACCTTTTCTTTATCTAAAAGACTTCCGTTAGTTATAATAGAAAAATTAGAGTTTGGGTATTTCTGTCTTATCTGTTCTGCTAGAGGTTTTAAGGTTTTCCAATAAACCAAGGGCTCACCACCCCAAAATTCAAAGGAACGATTTAATCCTAGCTTATCATCACCACCATCAAACCAAGTTTCCATATTTGACACAAAGGGAGCTATATCATCTGGATTGGTTGAATCTGCATGCGGTACAAATCTCTGGTTACAATACTCGCATTCGTAATTGCAAGATAACCCGAGTTGTATTTTTACAGTTTTTGGATTTTTACCAGTCTGAATCTTGACCTGTTTTTTCTCAGTTAGATCGAGGTTGGTTTGGATGACTGGGGAACCATCTTCCCAGTTTAGAGTGCTGTACTTAGAATCATAAACAACTTTCTTTCTTTCCTGAGTCACTGGATGAGAAAGAGTAACATTAAATTTTGCCATAATATACCTTAAATTATAAAGGGGATCTAGTCCCCTTTATTTATTCGACTGGAATGATAATCTGATTTAGAGAAGGGACTCTTCTATAACCTGCTCTTACACGAACAGCTTCTCCTGCTACTAAGTCTGTAGAATATGCAGTAAGAGATCCTGTTCCATTAGTCAATGTAACACGTTGTTTATTAGTTAAACCATAAACTGCATCTATAAAAACTTCTTTGACAGAAGGATCTGCGCTAACAGTAATAGTCACAGAAGAATTTGGAGCAATTGTCTGTGAAGAACTAGTTAATGTGATAGTAGGTAAATGTTCTTTGAAACCTGCCACAGTAGTTGCAGACTCTGCTGCTGTTTTAAGAGTTCCAGCGTATTGATAATTAGCGTTCTGTGGAGTTCTTAAAACTACTGTCCAAGTTGAAAAATCACCATCTTGATCGTCTACTAAAATATAGAAAGGATATGAATTGTATGGAGCATTAGAAGATGGCTTAGAACGGCTTGATAATGTATCAGCAAAGATATCAATAAATTCTGAAGGTGGTATCACATACGCTTCGGTAGGAATACCTTCAGAATCTGATACAACTTGCACAGATGGGTTCACACCATATACAACAAAGTCTGCACCAGTACCAAATTGTTTTAGATTAGCAGCTAATACTTTATTCCATAGAAGTACGGAGTCTGTATTATCAGTATTGTGCTGAACTACTTTTATTTCAAAATAGTCGTCGTTACCATCAAGATGAAATGTAACACCAGAACTTTCTTTTTGTGGTATAGTTGAAGTTGTGTAATCTGGATTACCAACTATGTGTTTTTTAATCTTAATCATTGGATATCCTATTAGCAATTACAGTTGCAGTTACAGTTGTGTGCTCTTAGCAACATGTTGGTTCCTTGACGAATTGTATCATAAACACCAGCAGTATAGAAAATAGTTGGGTAATGGTGATAGTTAGCGTTACCAAAACAGTTACCAATAACACGACCGCCACCACCGTCAACGAAGAAACCGTAGTTACCCAAGTTGTTAGAGAATTGTGACAAGTGACCTGGCCAACCACCGCCAGCAGAAGATGCGTAACCTGCAGAACCAGCAAAACCAGCGTATGAGACGTTAGTGACGGAAACCGCACCAGTAGCACCCTGAACAGATGTAACAGGAACAGAAACGGTAACAGCACCTGTGTTACCTTGAACAGATGTAACAGCAGCGTTAATAGTAGGGTTACCAGCAACACCGCTACCGTTATCAACAGTAATACCAGCACCAGCAACAATTGATCTAGTAGCAGAAGCACCAGAACCAGTTCTAATGTAGATACCAGTACCTGCCTGACCAGACAATGCTGTTAATTCAGCAGAGTATGCTTGGACATCTGTACCAATACGAACACCTAGCGTAGCACGAGCAGTAGCTGCATCAGCGTCCGCCATATGGCCACGCATGTAAGAACTAGATGTAAAAGTAGCTGCTGTACCAGATCCAGTAAAATATGGAACTAAGTTAGCTCCAGAAACGATACCAGCTAATGCTGCTAATTCTGCGTCATATGCTTGGACGTCTGTACCAATCGCTAGACCTAAGGCAGTACGAGCGCCAGCTGCAGTAGTAGAACCTGTACCACCAGAGCCGATAGCTAAAGCAGTAGAAAGGGTGATAGAACCGCTAGTGATTGCTGCAACACCAGAGAAAGTACCAGAGAAGGTAGAAGCTGTGATGGTGTTAGCTGCAAAGTTACCACTAGAGTCACGAGTAACAACAGAGCTCTTGTCAGTAGCTGCTGGAAGTGCAGAAGAGTTAGCTAAACCACGAACTAAGTCAGCATCTACACCAGATCCAGTACCATCAACTGTGATAAGTTTGGCTAGGACGTCTGCTGCAGTATAAGAAGCTGCAGTTTGACCAGTTTGGATTGCGTTACTTAAGTTCGTAAAGTTAGCATCGACTTCGGCGTTTGTAAGAGGGCTACCTTTGGTAGATCTTAGCGTAATTGATGGTGCGGAAATGCTTGCCATTTAGGATCCTTTTTCAACTTATTTGTTTACGAGTTTTATGAGAAGATCTTTAATTTCTCGCAACTCATTCTTCATATTATTTATCTCATCTGTATGTTGAGAAATTAGCTGATCTTTTTGCTCTGCCAGCCTAACTCTCTCCATATATTCCTCATATTCTGTCCTGTTTGTATTTATAATGGCTCCGCTAGAGATATCTCTAACTAAGCCATTATGTCCCTGAACTTTTAAGTAATTCATTATGGGCAGGCAATAATTCTTAAGTCCTTAACTAGCGGGACTGCAGAACTGTTTGTAGATTTCATTACGATTTTAACGACTAATGTGTCAAAAGCAGCCATACCAGTTAAAGTATAGTCCATATCTGTGAATGTTGTATCGCCCAACTCGACTTTCTTAACTGATGCGTCTGGTGACAATAATGTATATTTAGCTGTATCTAGCTGGGACTTATCGCCAGTACAAGTCTTGTAATATACCAACAAATCAGCTTCAGTAGGAATATTTGCTGCAAAACGAACTCTCAAATATGTAGATGGATTTGCAAATTTCACTGGGGTTGTTACGAAAGAACTCAGAGTGGTGCTACCATCTGGAGCGATTTCGTCGTAGAACATCTCACGAACAGAAACTGTTGTTCCACTTACTGCAGATTCAGATGTTCCGCTGAAAGAACCACCAGAAGTATTAGTTCCTAAAGTGATAGTAGCTGTAGTACCATCATCTGTGAAACCAGTAACTAGGTATGTTCCATTGTTACCAGCTGTCGTAGCAGACGCAATAGTTACATAGCGTCCAATGCCGATAGCAGCCATAGCGGATCTTACTGTAGCATTAGTAGAAGAGAACCCAGTAGAACTGAACGTAAATGCTCCAGTTGCACCAGTAAACAACTGCTTAACGTCTAGCGCTGCTACGTTTGTATTAGATTCAGTAGGATAGTTAACGATGTTAGAAATTGCTACCAAACTAGCTCTAGAAGTATCGATAACTGGAGAAACTGCATCGTTTGTAGTAGATAGCAAGCATGTGAATGTTACAGACTTGTTACCACCCATTAGAATGTTTTCGTTAACTTCAGAAGCGATAACACGAGGTGAATCAAAGTAGTTATCTTCCTTAACCAAGCATGGAGTAGTTGTGGTATCTGCCTGATATGGAGTCTGAGTTCCATCGATAGATTTACCACTGGTTGTGGAGATGTTGAACGAACACTTAGTGTCAGAGAATGTCTGCATCTGGATAGATGGGTTAACTAAGTCATAGTTAATGTTCTTAGTTGCACGTGCCAGAGTGCTTCCAGCGTAACCACTAGAAGTAGCTGAATTTGTGACAGTAAATGTGTAGCAATCTTTGTCTGCGTTACCGATAACGTGAGTTCCATTGATTTCAGCAGCTGGGATACCATTAACTGTTCCAGTTACACCATCAATAGTTACAGAAGAACCAGCGTACATTCCGTGGTTTGTATGCCATACACGAACTGTAGTACTTCCAGACGCTGTCTGGAATGGGTCTGTTCCAAGGAAGTCATAAGGTAAAACATCGTTAACGAACTGCACGTTACCTACAGCAGTAGTATCGAACTTAGCACGATAGATTGTGAACTTAATATCTTGGTTCTGATCAGCTGTCCAAGTAGATGCGTTCTGAGACTTGAACATTACACCAGCGTATGGTTGCTGAGAAATAGTTCTGCCAGAAGATCCTGGGATTTGATCTCCCATAGAAGAGATCCAAACCTTATAGTTATTAGAGTCTGACTGCAAGACGAAACAATATTCTCCATTATCCTGAACATAAACAGGAGTAGTGAAATTGAAACGTGTAGGTGTATCAAATGTTGGAACTTGATAATCTACTGCTGAACCATCTGACAATGTAACCATATTAGAAGACAGGTTTACTTGTTCTGGCTTCAAAGTAACACGGCTGAATGGTAGAACATTCTTACCTGGATATCCGTTAACCATCTCACGAATTTCCAGAGTAACAGGGATGCGATCGTCTTTAGTAGCAAAGAAGATATCAATACCAGTTAGGAATGCACCACCCTTTTGTTGTACCAAGAAAGATTGAGCTAATGGATCATACCAACCAGTATCAGAAACGACACGTTCAGAAGTCTGGTAGATTGTTTGTCTAGCAGCAGGGTCGTCATTTGGTCCGATAACTTCACGAACAAGTTCAGCGTTACGAACTGCGTTGACAAGACCTTGTTTAGTTTCTAGAACACCTTCTGCACGATAGATAGCACGTCCACGAGATGTCCAGCTACCAGTAGATGTAGAAGAATCAATCAATTTAAATTCTCTTCCACCTGTACGGAAACGAACAGAATCTGTGTTAGGAATATTGAATAGAAGGTTCAGATCGCCATTCTTATTTGTAACTAGAGTAGTCTGTGCTGTTAGAGAAATTACAGTACCTGTAGCCCCAGAAACAGAACCTGTGAATGCTTGTCCGTTAGAAATTGTTCCGATAACATTCACTACATCCAAGATGTATGCGCCAGTGTCTGGGTCAACGTGTGTTCCTACAACAACGGCAGAACCAGAGTTGTTGGAAGTTGTAATAACATCACCCTTATTCAAACAAACTTGAGAGTCGCCTGCAATTCTACGCTTAGTTTCAGAAGCAGAGCCACCAACATTAGAAGTTGTATCGAATGCAACTGAGTTTGTTGGAGTGTAGACCAACTTAGAAGCTGCTGTCACGTAGTCGCCAACTGCAACATCGTCGAAGTAACTGTAGAAGCGTGTTTGTGGCTTCAATCCACGTACTTGAACTAAAACATTTCTAGAACGAATGTAAGGGATAGTTGTTTTAGAAACAGTTCTTTCACCTACATTTTCATAGCTATAAGATTCTTTCAGAGTAGTTCTAATACCTTCTCTTGCCTGACCAACTGGAGTAGCTACAACTTCTGTTGTAACGACACGGCGTGCCCATCCAGAAGCCTCTGGTCCAAGACCAAATCTAGCATCTAGTGCTGCACCACCATCACCACCACGACGATCAGCTTCGTATGTATTTGTTACACCAGTACCGACTGGTTGACCGATCCAATCTGTTCTCCATGGACCCCAAACAGTTCCGTAGTTATTCTCACCATTAATAATACCAGCTGCAACAGCCATGGTGCGAATTACGTTATAGTTACCTTCAACCTTGTTGATAAAAGGATCTGGCATTGTTGTTGTCTCAAACCAATCATCTGTAGGTGGATTGATTTCAACATTACCCAAGAAAGTGATAATAGCAAATGGGTTGATATTTTCTAAGCGAGAAGCGTATTCTTGTTTAACAAGAACAGGAGTATCAATAATTGGAAGAGTGATAATATCACCATTCAATTGATACTTAGAATTAGAACGCTGTGTATTGTTAGAATTCTTTTCTAACAAGTTTACGTTCTTCATAACATAGAATGGTCGCAACTCACCCTTAGTTTTATCGATAGAACAGAAGTAATCAACTTTTGTTGGATCGCCGATAGTATCGCTACCAGAGAAGCTATCAACAACAAATCCGTTTTTCATTCTATCCATACCTTTAGAGTCAGTCAACTTCATTGACTGAGTATCTGTTTCTAGTAATGATAGAGATGTGTAGTACTCT